GGTTTCGTAGTTGTATGGCCTTACTACATGATCACCGGCAGAAGGCGAAAAAACCCTTTCGGCGGGGGTGTCATCTGCTCGGAGTTGGGTCTCATTTTCCTCAAGGCTACGAAGGTGAGGCCCGATGTCTTCGACGAGATGGATCCCAACCTTTGCTCACCGGAAGATCTGAACGATGCCATTGACACCGACAGGGAGCACTTTGACCTGATGCTTGCCCGCAAAAAAGATGCAAATTGAAAACTTGTTCCCATACCATTCTGGGCGTAGTATGGGGGAGGAAGAAATGGTGGACGCTAAAAGAGATCGGAGCCTGACGAGCGGGGACGTTCGGGGCGAACTCCGTCGGATCCGGCAACTCTTCCAGCGATGGATGGAGATGAATGGGAATGGCGGACGATCTGCTGAAGGAGATCCTTGCGGCGTTGAAACGATTGGAAAACGCGCAGGACTTACCCATCTCTGTTTCACGACACGATGCCCGTCCAACGGGACAGTACCCAAGGGAGGCAGACGTCAAGCTCCTTATAACGGATGCGATAACATCCCATGCCTCAAGATGTTCGGCGGAGATGAAAGAGAGGCTGAGGGAGAAGATCGACCCGATCCTAAAAAAGGTGGAGGGACTGGAATCATCTCTGAACGGGCTTCGGATGGAACTGACGGGAAGGATAGACGTGGTGAAGGAAGAAGCGAGCAAGACAGCGACGGGGACGGTTATATCTGTGGTAGAAAAGGCGGAGACGGCTCTCCGCATACTGATAGGAAGTGACGGGGAGCCCGGGCTGGAGGAGATGGTCCGGGATCTTGGGCAGTGGGTTGAAGATGAGGAAAAAGCAAGGGATAGGGAAAAGGAAGATGCAAAGGAACGATCACGATTCAACGTGGCAACTTTTCTCACGATCCTCGGGATTCTTACCGCCATCGGGCTTGGGGTTTTGAATCTCGCTTTGGGAAGGTAGGTGATTCATGGCAAGTTTGGATCCCAACTTTGTCGGCAGCGTGTTCAACAATCTTCCACTTGACCGCATGATTACTGCCCCCCTCATGGCGATGGTTCAGGCCCAGATTCAGGCCAGCAAGGCCTACGTGGACTTCCTTCTCGCCGTCTGCATCAAGGATGGGAAAGCCATCGCGGTCCAGTTCGACTACGACGAAACCCTGACCGACACCGAGGGGAAGATTGTGGGGGTCATTCGGAAGACGATTCGAGTCCCCCTCATGGCAGCGGTGGTCCACCCCTGCATCTGCATTGAGGAGGGAACCATCGACTTCGAGCTGACCGTATCCCAGGCCGAGGAAGACAAATCTGAGACGGCGGGGGCCGCGACCCTCGAAGCCACGGTGGGGTGGGGTCCGTTCAAGGTGAGCGTCCACGGCCAAGTATCCCACAAGAGCGAGCAGACGCGGAAGACGGACACACGGGCCAAGTATTCCATCCACATCACGGCCAAGAGGCAACCAGCACCCGAGGCACTCCAAAGGATCATCGACCATCTGGTGGACGCTGCGACGAAGCCCGGGACGCTCCCAAAAAACGAAACACCAGCTCCACCTGAAACATTGAAAAGCGAAGTAGAACCACCCGTTCTTCCGAAGCAACCCTAACCAAGCAAGTAGGTGATTCTTGAGTTGGTTAAGAGAGTGGTGGGAAGGTAAGCCGATCAGCAAGCAGGCTCTTACCGACATTACACGCGGGATGCAACACGCGGCCAGCACCACAACAGCCATGCTGGGCCAGCAATTCATTCATCTCATCAACCAATTTTTCGACAAAGAGAAGGACGGAACCCTTCGGGCCAAAATGGTCCAGGTTGAATTGAGTCCGGACCACATGGTCAAGGTTCCACTCATTTCTCTCGTCCAACCCAGCGCCATCGTGCTCGACAAGCTGAAAATCAAGATGTCCGTTCGCATCGAAGAGTCAAAGGTGAAGGACGCGGTGCGGGATGTTATGGGCAACTCAGAAGCGACACGCCTATCATTCCAAGTCACCATGTCGCCGAAGACGGGGGTTCTTGGGAGACGGTCGGACATCACGGACATCGAGATGACGTTCAAAGGCGTGGACCCGCCCGAGGGCATCATGAGGCTTATCGAGCAGCATACTAATTTGATAGAACCACTCAAGCGACCTTGACGGGAACGGATTACAGGGGTAATGTAAAGCCATAAGTTTTGAGGGGATTGCTGATGGGCGCTTCCGAAGGAACATACCAAAAGGAGTTCGGCTTCCTTGCTGGGGAAGGGGAATTCGTCATGGAAGCGGGAGCGCGTTACCATCCCTTCAGGCTTGCCACAGTCCTTTGGCAGAGGAAGAACGTCAACGCCGTCGACCTTTTTCTGGAGATCGTTGACGGCGATCAGATATTCACCATCGACGAATATCTCACCAGCACGGACAAGCATTACTCATGGCCGAACGAGGACAGCCCGTGCCAGCTTTCATTGGTTCCAGCGCAGCGGGTCAGGCTCCGAGTGAAGGGAGCCACGGCAACTGAGATCCAGTCTGCGGTGATTGTGTGGGCCGAGTTGGGGGCAGTATGAGTGAAGATACATGGAAGGAACGCCTTGCGGAAATGCTCATTTCCAAGCAAGCCGGTCCAGCCGAGATGGGTGACCTGATGAAGGTGATGCTCTTGGGCGGCGGTGCCGTCGAGGCGCAAAGCACCAAGGAAGCACCGGAAGACACCCGTTCACAACAGCTCGGGGAGTTCGATCGCATGGCTTCGGGGGAGTTCGTTCCCCCCGCGCTCAACCCTTACATCTGGGCGCAGGCCATGCGCCAAAGTACACGCCTTTCCCGCTGCATCCGAACCTACGCCAGAAACACGGTGGGGCTCGGATGGCAGATCGAGCCGATCCATACCGTGACTCCCAACACCACGGAGGAGGAGCGCAAGGTCATTCGGGAGCAGACGGAAATCCTGCGGGAGTTTTTCTCCTACCCGAACGACAAGATGCCGTTTACCGAGGTCATGAACCTCGAAAAGATTGACGAGGAGGCCACGGGGACCGGGTACATCGAGGTAGTGCGGAACAACGCCGGGGACATCTCGAAGGTCTACCACATTCCGTCTACCACGGTACGCCGAAGGATCATGACCAATCCGGTGACGGGTGAGAAGGACGTCTACGGGTACATCCAGATCAGAGGAACCCGCAAACGGTACTTCAAGGAGTTCGGTGACACGGCTCCCATGAACGCGATAAACGGGGCGTGGCATCAGGGCAACGAAGCCATTCCGGCGAACTACCGAGCGACCGAGATCATCCAGTTCGCCATCTACGATCCTTCCACATCGTACTACGGCATCCCTCGATACATCTCCTCCGCGACAGCCATCGCGGGAAACCGGCAGGCGGCGATCAGGAACGTGGCGTTCTTTGAGAACGATGCTGTCCCGCGCATGGCGATCATGATTTCAGGAGGGAAACTTACTCCTGACTCCTTGCAACAGGTGGAGGACTTTATCAGGGGGAAGGGTAGAGGGACGGATCAGGCCCACCGCGTCATGATCCTGCAAGCGGAGCCCTACAAGATCGGGTTCCAACAGCAAGGCAGGACGATGGTGGAAATGAAGCCGATGACCGTGGGGGTCACGGAGGATCAGTCGTTCAGCGCGTACCGGAAGGACAACGACGAGGAGATCAGGGAAGCCTTCGGACTTGCCCAGATTTTCTTTCAGGCTGAGGGAGCGAACAGGGCAAATGCTCAGGTGGCCCGCGAGATCACGAACGAGCAGGAGCTTGAGCCAGATCGTCTGATGAAGGAATACATCATTAACCAGACGATCGCCATGGACATTCTTATGACCAATATGAAGCCCGACTGGAGGAGTGACGAGGAGGACAACAGCGAACAGATCAAGGAGATGAGGCGGAGCGTCAAGGTTCGCTTCCGTTTCGCGAGGCTCAAGCTAACAGACCCGCTCGACGCGGCGAGGATGGATCAGATTTACGCGAGCCTCGGGGCCATGACCCCGAACGAGCTTAGGGAGAGCCTTGGGAAGCCTCCTTATCCGAACGACTACTTCTTCGCGGACAAACCAATTTCCATAGCGCTCGCAGAGCTGACCGCGAGGGTCGCCCTTGCCATCGCGCAGAAGGACGAAGAGGCTTTTCCCGCCGAAGGCGGCGAACAGGGAATGGGCCAGATGGGTGGGGAAGTTCCGTGGGAGCCCCCGGGCGGCGGGGGGCTGGAGCCTCTTCCAGAGACGGAGAATTGGTACGACGAACCGGAGCCGATTCCGGAGGAAAGTCCTTCGGGAGAAGTTCCTGACGGGGCGATACAGTGGACCGACATCGAGGGGTCCACATCGAAAAAAAATAATCTTGAAAAAAAGAGGCTTGACGTATCTCCAAAGGGGGGAGTATCATCGCGTAAAAGGGTAAAGAAAAAGTATGACATCGACAGGGTGCTGCCGATACTTTCTGAACTGTTGGCGGACGCAAGGCGGATAGCCCGATCTGGCGGAGGAATAGATGGAGACCCAACTCGATAACGTCAAGTTCGAGTTTGGAGCCACCTACGAAAAAGCGTGGCAGGACGAGAAGTCGGGGAGAATGATCGTCCGAGCCGTCGCGAGCGATGATCGTCTCGATCTCCAACGGGATCGCATGGGAAACGCAGCCCTCCAGAAAATGGTCGACGCCGCCAAGAAGGGCGTCCCATTCCTCGAAACCCACCGCTCCGTGTTCGAGTTCGGTCGCACGGTCGACGGCGCGATCAAGGAGTTCGAGGACGGCGGAAAAAAGGTTCGCCAGTTCGTGGTGGACGTAGAACTGGACGGCGATTTCCCGCAGGCGCGGAAGCTCTTCAAGGAGATCGCCAACGGTGATTGCAAGCGGCAACTTTCCATCGGCGGAAAATTAAACCTGAAGAACCGCGAAGCAGTCGCCGTGGAAATGACACCATCAGGACTCGCCCGCACGATCAACGATCTCGACCTCGACCACATCGCATCCACCCGCGAGAAGCAAGCCGCAAACCCGCGAACATCGTTCACCGAGGCCGTGGCCAAGGCGATCGAAGAGGCGGAATTACTTGCAAAAGACGAAACCACACCGCAAAATGTATCGGTGTTGGAGCTGAGCGAGGACGCGAAAAAAGGTCTCCAGATCCTCGAAGAAATTGGAAAAGGAGGGATTTCCATGAAGGTTCCCGCAACCAGCGAAATCAAGCCCGACGAAAAGGACGAAGGCAAGGAAGTTCCCGAGGACGAAGGCAAGAAGAAGAAGCCCCCTGTTCCTCCCGCCGAAACCGAAGTCAAACCCGAAGACGTGAAGTACGGTTGCGGGAAGAACAAGCTGGCCGCGCTTTCGGACGAGATCACCGCGATCCTTTCCAAGGGCAAGAAGCCCTTCCCGGGCGCGGCCCCTCCCTTCAAGAAGAAGGGCGAAGGGAAACCCGAGGGCGAGGAAGTCGATCCGGAAGAGGAAGAGGAGATGGGCGAAGAAGAAAAAGCCGTCTTCGACTCCTTGTGGGCCACGCGCTACGCTCTCGCCAAGGGAGCATCGGACGCGGGCTTCGGAGACGGCGAGAAGGCCCGTCTCGCGGAGATCGTCGCGGCAGGCCCATTCGCTCCCCGCTCCGGCGCGAAGGGGATCGCCCCGGGCGCGTACATCCCTGACAAGGCAAAGGGAGACGCGGAAGTGGGATCGAAGGGCGTCACCGACCAGAAGAGGAACATCCAGGCAGGGGGCGAGATCAAGCCTTCGGCCATGACCGCCAAGGAAGCCTTCGACTTCACCATGCGGAACCTCAAGCTCACCGACAAGCTCCCGCAGTCCTCCGAGACCGTCGATTTCGGGAAGGCTCTCGACGGCATGAAGGACAACCTGGAGAAGGCGCTCGTCGAGAGGTTCGATTCCGCGATGAACGCGGTGCTGGAGAAGTCCACCGAGATCACCAAGGAGATGATGACCGTCGCCGCCGAAAGCATCATGGGGGAACAGGACAAGGCGACCGGAGAAATTTCCAAGGCCATCGAGAATCTCGCGGGGTACGTGAACGAGGAAAGCAAGCGGCTCGCGGCAATCGAGGCCCGCATCCTCCGGGTGGAGAAATCGGGCGGCATCAGCCAGAGCGGCCCCGTGGCATCGGAGAACTCGGTGAAGCATCCCCAGCGGAACAGGGGGATGTGGAGCGGTCTCTTCGACGGAGCTGCCAGCCAGGCACTCGGAAAATACAAGGCGTAGAAGATCAACCAGTCGCCCCCGGCTATGGGGGGTCTGACTTTTTTTGAGGAGGGTTCCCATGCAGGACATGGCCACTCGCGGCGGGGTCGGCGGGTTGAACGAGGAAATGATCGAAAAGACGATCCAGTCCTCAGACCTGCTCTCGGGCGGATTGCTCAATCCGCTTCAGCAGACCCAGTTCATCACTCTGGTGAAGAAGTTCTCGGTCCTTCTTCCCATCTCGCGCTTCATCAGGATGCCCCGTCCCCTCATGGACGTGGACAAGCTGTGGATCGGCGAGCCCGTGACCGAGTCGGTGGACGAGGCCACGGACACGGGCAACCTGTCCAGGGCGAAATACCAGCGCATCGTCCTTCGCGCCCAGAAGGTCAGGAGCGCGTGGAACATCACCACGGAAGTTCTCCAGGGCAACATCGAACAGAACGAGTTCGAGCAGACCATCATGAACACGATGGTCGAGCGCATCGCGACCGACATGGAAGACCTCGCGATCAACGGAGACGTGACCACGGTGGGCAACACCCCGAGGGACCGCCTCCTCCGCAGGCTCAACGGCTGGAACGTCCAGAGCGAAGGCGCACACATCGTGGACGTGAAGGGCGCGAGCATCCAGAAGGGGATCTTCTCGGAAGCGAAGCGCAGGATGCCCAAGCAGTACAAGAACGACCCGGGCCTCAGGTGGCTGGTGGGCGATGCCATCGCGACCGACTGGGCGGACGTGGTCAGCGACAGGGGCACGATCCTCGGTGACGCGGCCCTCCAGGGAGCCGAGATGGCCCCGCTGGGAACCCCGATGATCCGGATCCCCCTGATCCCCGACGACGCGCCGATCACCATCCTCCAGGCGACCCGTGCGGAATTCCTCGGAGCGGAGTACGGGCCGTTCGTGATCACCTCGGCGAACGACACGATCAAGCTCCAGGTGGACGGCCTTCCGGCCCTCGGCATCACCATCACCCTCACCCACGGAACCCTGAACGCGGTCGAGGTGGCGAGGCAGATCAACGCCGCCCTCAAGGCCGCGATCCCCACGCTGACCGTGGACGTGGTCAGGGACGACCGCGAGGGCAGGCTGCTGTTCGAGAGCCCCACGGTGGGAGCCCTCAGCACCATCACCCTCATGCCCACGCCGACCATCGCTCAGGCGTACACCACGCTGGGCCTCCTCGCGGCTCCGCCGGTTCCGGCCCCGCCGAACTGGCCAATCGCGAACGTGACCCACACGGGCGCGGCGGCAGGAACCGCCAACACCGTGTACGAGGGGTCGTTCATCTGGCTCGTCAACCCCAAGAACTTCATCTGGGGCGTGCTCGACGGGACCAGGATTTTCACGGAGTTCAACAAGAACACCGACCAGATCGAAACGATCGTCTACAACCAGGTGGACGGTCAGGTCGAGAACGTGGACGCGGTGGTCAAGGTGAAGAACCTCCGCCGCAGGACGCTGGTTCTCTGATCGGTGATCCTCGGGTGAAAAACGAAACGGCAGGCTGGCCCCCAAGGGGTCAGCTTGCCGTTTTTTTATTGACCGGCAGCGATCTTGACCCATAGGCTTTCGTGGGGTACGATAAGATTTGGAGGCGGGATGACGAGATACTTTACTGCAAGGTTCAGCGCAACACGGAACTACCCCGGCCCGTACAGCGGACTGGAGTACCTGTTCTATCCCGGTTGCGTCACCCCCGTGGACGACGAGCGGGACGCGAAGGTTTTCCTCCTCATGGGAACCCCCGAAGCGGGCAACTATTTGTTCAGGGAGGTGGATTCCAACGGGAACCCTATCGGCCCTTTTCCTCCGATCAACCCCGCGAACCGAGAGTCCATGTTGAATCCACGGAATTACCCATCGGACAAGATGGGGGTTACAACGTCGGAGTGGCGGCGGGTCACTGAAGACTATGCCGATCCGACCTTGTTTTTCCACAAGAGCCGGGTCAAACTCAATTTTGGCAGAGGAACCGATCACATAATCTGAGGGGATTATGCCCGCAGACTTTTCAGCCGGGGGAATGTTCACATCCTTTGCCTACGTCACCGTGGATCAGGTGAGGGAGAACGGCATTCCAGACACTCTCATCGCCGATGCGAAGTTGCGGAGGTTGATCCGGGAGTTGAGCCATTGGATCAACCGGCTGACTCACCAGTGGTTCCTGCCGGTGCGGTTGAAGTTGAAGGTCGACGGGCAGCACGGGAGCGTGGCCTACTCCCCGAACCTGATTCCCATTCTCGACTTCTTCTCGCTGCGGTTCACGAAGGAGGGACTCTTCGACCTTGAGCTGCCGAACGTCTCGTACCAAGTGAAGGCGCGGTACGTAATGATGCTGACACACACCATGCGCCTCCCCTCGATGCCGCATTTCGTCGTTCTGGACGGGGTTTTCGGCTGGCTGGTGGACGATTACACCAAGGTCCAATGCAGGACCGTCGCCCAGCTTGACGTAACACAAGCCGACATCACGGCGGGCGAGAAGGAAATTCTTGTTGACAGCGTGGCGGGGATTGCGCCCGGGGATGCGATCTTGATCGGCAGCGAGCCCGAGCCTTTGTCCTACCCAGGTATAGTGAAGGATGTCGTTTCGACAGCCCCTCTCAAGATCATCTTCGAGCCTATCGTTCCGTTTTCTCTACCGAGCGGGACGAAAATTGTGAAGTACGGACGTGTTCCGGATAGAATCCAATACGCCATGATGCTGCTCATCAGGG